CTACACTTGTAGGCGTTTTTGAATTTTTTTTAATCCTTTTTCTCGTTACGCTATATAGGTACTTTTAATCGTAATTAAAGCCAAGTTTATTTAAAATCTCTAAATAATCTGACGACTTTGCCCGTAATGTTTACGTCATTTATTTTTGACATTGGGTAGCTTCTATCTTTAATGGTAACGTAATTAGATAATCGCTTTAGGGTAAATGTGTCATCTGAGTTAAATATAATTTCACAAAAATATTCATCAGTCGCAGTTCCGTTTTCAGGACAGTAAACAGTAATTATATCTCTGTCAAAGATAAAGTCCATTACATCATCATCCTGATCTAAAATGTAGCAAACAGTCATATCTTCATTTTCAACTCTTCTTGCGCTATTTATAGTAGTTATTGGTTGTGCAACTAATTTGCCTTTTGCCTCTGTGTATCTTTTTGGAAATTCCACATAATTCATTAAATCGATTGTTTTATTTGTTTCCATATTAGCTCTTCTTTCTTATATTGTTTTATTAGTTAATATTGGCTCCTGGTACTGCGCTAGCACCAGCTCTTGCTTCGTCTTCTTTTCCTTTTTTGTACTCTTCAAAAGCTTTAGCCTGTTCATCTTTAGTCCAGCCAGGCGAAACGACATACTCATCATTTAAATTAGTATTTTGTGAATCGTTTTTATTTATATTTGCAGGAGTATTATTAGATGGATCTGAATTATTATTAAGTTGATTGTTTTGTGATTGGTTTTGATTGTTTGAATTATTTTGTATGCTATTATTAGGTGGATTTTTATCTTCAACTTTTTTCATTTTTTCTTGTTGCTTTTTTGGTTCGCTATCTTTATGTTTTTGTGTATGAGACTTTTTATTTTCTTCTTTTTTTGGTTTTTCTTTTTCACCACAAGCTGTTAAAGCTAAAGTACTTACTAGTAATAATCCAATTATTTTCCTCATATACATTTCTCCTTTTTTATATCTCTTTGTATCGATAAACTCTCAATGGCTCAAATGTAATTGAGTATTCGCCGTAGTGAGTCCCAATACCATATATCTTTTTATATTGTTCTATTGCTTCTAATATGTATTCTTCACTCAATTGCAGATACTCAGACAACTCATACAAGTTACGTACACCATAATTGTAAGCTTCCACAATTTCGCGTAACGGGACTGCTGAGATAAAGCCGTGTCGCCTTGCGTAATTTTCGAACTTGCGATTGTTGAATTTCGAGTAATCGGCTATATCACCGTATGTAAGTTTATTATGTGCTAATTCTTCAAAGAGAATTCCTGCCTTTTCTCTATCTGATAAGCCACGCTTTATTAAAATTAAATCTCCTAACCATACCCCATCCAAATTATCTGGAAGCACATCAGCCTCTCTTATTTCAATATAATCATGTTGTATTAAAGTTTCTTCATATAATCCCATCTGATACATCCTTTACTTACGTTTACTTCTTATATAATCTGCATAATCTAAAACTCTTTGCCATTCATCATCTGTCAATTCTCCTTCAAGGTGAGCTGCACGATGTTGTACTTCGTTTTCTGGTTGTCTATTTTTTAATAGTAAATATTCTGGGGTAACTTTCAATGCATTGGCAATTTCAGCTATATCCTCCATAGGTATTTTTCTGCTACCGTTTTCGTATCGGGATAAGGTAGATTTATTGACACCTATCTTAGTTGCAAAATCAGTTAAATTCACATTATTTTCTTTTCGTAGTTGTTTGATTAATTTACCTATTTCCGCTGAAGTTCTCATTTCAAATTTACCTCCGTTTTATTTATAACAGTATAATAACACTTTTCCATATAGGAAACAACTAGCATTTTAAAAGAATAAAAAATATTTTTCGAGATTTTTGTTGACAATTAGGAAACTTAAGTTTAATATTGAGTTAACTTCAAAAAACGGAGGTGAGCAAATGTATGAGTTCAATGTCAAAAGAATGAAAGCTGAGCGCATTGCTAAAGGCATTTCGATTTCTGATATGGCAAAAAAATTAGGAATGACACCAGGAACTTATTCAAAAAAAGAAAACGGACATATTAGAATTAATGTTGACGATTTAGCAAAAGTAATTGAAGTGTTAGAATTACCACAAGATAAGTGCGGTATTTTTTTTACTTACAGAGTTTCCAAAATGTCAACAAAACAAAAACAAACATCTTAAAAGGAGGAATAACAAATGAACATTCAAGAAGCAACTAAGATAGCTACAAAAAATCTTGTCTCTATGACACGGAAAGATTGGAAAGAAAGTCATCGAACTAAGATATTACCAACAAATGATAGTTTTTTACAATGCATCATTTCAAATAGCGATGGGACAAACCTTATCAGATATTGGCAACCTTCAGCCGATGACCTCATGGCAAATGATTGGGAAGTTATAAACCCAACTAGAGACCAGGAATTATTGAAGCAATTTTAGAAATGCTATCAATGATACTTTTTAAATTGTTTTTAAACTCATTTTCAAAGTAAACAACAGTCTTGTCTGAAATTGTTACATGATAAATAGTGTTACTAGCATACACGCCGTTTAGGAACCCAGAGTTTTTAAGTTTATTTAAATCGTATTTTACATCTTCGAAATGTAGTTTTTGAAAATACTTTGTATGTATATCTTTAGCACTTCCAAAATTATTGCAGGTTAATTTAACCGAACCTAACTTTACACATTCTAAATAATCTTTGTAGAGTACGGACAAGATATATTGTTGGTCTTTAGTAAGTGTATCAAATTCATCAGATATCAAGGGCATGTTATCACCTCCTTAGGTTGATAACAACATTATACACGAAAGGTGGAACAACAAATGAACAAAAAATCAGAAGGGTTAGACATCAGAATACCAAGGGTTTTCAGAAGAGATCACGCGCCAGTAGAATCTTTAACAGAAAATGAACGTCGACTAAGAAAGGAAATATTAGAAAGTATTAAAAAAGGTTATTACAGCTACTTAGAAATAAACAAAGTCTTCTATGCATTAGATAGAGAACTTCAATACAGAGCGAATAATAACAAACTTTAACATTTATCTAAAGGAGTGATAGAGATGCCAAAAATCATAATACCACCAACACCAGAAAACACATATCGAGGCGAAGAAAAATTTGTGAAAAAGTTATACGCAACACCTACACAAATCCATCAATTGTTTGGAGTATGTAGAAGTACAGTATACAACTGGTTGAAATATTACCGTGAAGATAATTTAGGTGTAGAAAATTTATACATTGATTATTCAGCAACGGGAACATTGATTAATATTTCTAAATTAGAAGAGTATTTGATCAGAAAGCATAAAAAATGGTATTAGGAGGATTATCAAATGAGCGACACATATAAAAGCTACCTATTAGCAGTGTTGTGCTTCACGGTCTTAGCGATTGTACTCATGCCGTTTCTATACTTCACTACAGCATGGTCAATTGCGGGATTCGCAAGTATCGCAACATTCATATTTTATAAGGAATACTTTTATGGAGAATAAAAAAAACTGCTACTTGTTGGAGCAAGTAACAGTGCAAGATGAGCAATTGTCTTAAATAATTATATAAGGAGTTATTAATATGACCTTACAACAAAAAATACTATCACATTTTGCAACATATGACAATTTCAATTCTGATGATGTTGTTGAAGTTTTTGGGATATCTAAAACACATGCAAAATCCACACTTTCAAGACTTAAGAAAAAAGGAAAGATTGAATTGGAAAGTTGGGGTATCTGGCGTGTTGTTGAACCGCAGTTACATTTAACTGTTGTAGAACGTAAGAAAGAGATATTAGAAGAACAATTCGAGTTATTGGCAAGATTAAACGAACAAAGTGATGACCCTAGAGAAATAGAAGAACGTATCAAGTTAATGATTCGTCTAGCTAACCAATTTTAAGGAGGAGTTAATCAATGGCAGTATTAGAAGATATTTTTGAAGAATTAAAACTATTAAATAAGAATTTACGTGTGTTAAATACTGAACTATCAACTGTAGATTCATCAATCGTACAAGAGAAAGTTAAAGAAGCACCAATGCCAAAAGAAGAAACAGCTCAACTGGAAACAATTGAAGAAGTTAAGGAAACGTCTACTGATTTAACTAAAGATTATATTTTATCAGTAGGAAAAGAGTTCCTTAAAAAAGCAGATACTTCTGATAAGAAAGAATTTAGAAATAAACTTAACGAACTTGGTGCGGATAAGCTATCTACTATCAAAGAAGAACATTATGAAAAAATTGTTGATTTCATGGAAGCGAGAATTAATGCATGAAGCTAGATCACTCAAATAGAGCTCATGCAAAGCTTAGTGCAAGTGGAGCAAAACAATGGCTAAACTGTCCACCGAGTATTAAGGCAAGTGAAGGTATTGCAGATAAAAGTTCAGTTTTTGCTGAAAAAGGTACATTCGCTCATGAGTTAAGTGAGTTATATTTCAGTCTTAAATATGAAGGCCTAACACAGTTTGAGTTTAATAAAGCTTTTCAAAATTATAAGCGAAATCAATATTACAGTGAAGAGTTGCGCGAATATGTTGAAGAGTACGTAGCTAATGTAGAAGAAAAGTATAACGAGGCTTTGAGTAGAGATGACGATGTAATAGCTTTATTTGAAACAAAATTGGATTTAGGTAAATACGTCCCTGAATCTTTTGGTACTGGTGATGTCATTATATTTTCAGGTGGTGTACTTGAAATTATTGACCTTAAATACGGTAAAGGCATTGAAGTTTCAGCTATAGATAATCCTCAACTTAGATTATATGGCTTGGGCGCATATGAACTGCTTAGTTTAATGTATGACATTCATACAGTTCGCATGACTATCATACAACCACGAATAGATAACTTTTCTACTGAAGAGTTACCAATATCAAGATTACTTCAATGGGGAACCGATTTTGTTAAACCATTAGCCAGACTTGCTTATAACGGTGAAGGTGAGTTTAAAGCAGGTAGTCATTGTAGATTCTGTAAGATAAAGCATTCATGTAGAACACGTGCAGAATACATGCAAAATGTGCCTCAAAAGCCACCACATTTGTTGAGTGATGAAGAGATTGCAGAACTTTTATATAAACTGCCTGACATCAAAAAATGGGCTGATGAAGTAGAAAAATATGCACTAGATCAAGCGAAAGAAAATGATAAAAACTATCCTGGTTGGAAGCTTGTAGAAGGTCGCTCGCGAAGAATGATAACTGATACAAATGCAACGCTTGAAAAGTTAGTTGAAGCGGGTTATAAACCTGAAGATATTACAGAAACCAAGTTACTTAGCATTACGAATTTAGAAAAATTAATCGGCAAAAAAGCATTTTCTAAAATTGCAGAAGGCTTTATAGAAAAGCCACAAGGTAAATTAACACTTGCTACCGAGTCTGATAAACGACCAGCTATAAAGCAATCTGCTGAAGATGATTTTGACAAACTATAAAAATTAAAAAGGACGGTATATAAACATGAAAGCAAAAGTATTAAATAAAACTAAAGTGATTACAGGAAAAGTAAGAGCATCATATGCACATATTTTTGAACCTCACAGTATGCAAGAAGGGCAAGAAGCAAAGTATTCAATCAGTTTAATCATTCCTAAATCAGATACAAGTACGATAAAAGCCATTGAACAAGCTATAGAAGCTGCTAAAGAAGAAGGAAAAGTTAGTAAGTTTGGAGGCAAAGTTCCTGCAAATCTGAAACTTCCATTACGTGATGGAGATACTGAAAGAGAAGATGATGTGAATTATCAAGACGCTTATTTTATTAACGCATCAAGCAAACAAGCACCTGGTATTATTGACCAAAACAAAATTAGATTAACGGATTCTGGAACTATTGTAAGTGGTGACTATATTAGAGCTTCAATCAATTTATTTCCATTCAACACAAATGGTAATAAGGGTATCGCAGTTGGATTGAACAACATTCAACTTGTAGAAAAAGGCGAACCTCTTGGCGGTGCAAGTGCAGCAGAAGATGATTTTGATGAATTAGACACTGATGATGAGGATTTCTTATAAGTCAATAGGTGGGGTTTTTAGCCCCACTTTAATTTTAAAGAAATTGAGGTGTCAAGAATTTGAAATTTATGAATATAGATATTGAAACATACAGCAGTAACGATATTTCGAAATGTGGTGCCTATAAATACACAGAAGCTGAAGATTTCGAAATTTTAATTATAGCTTATTCGATAGATGGTGGAGCGATTAGTGCGATTGACATGACTAAAGTAGATAATGAGCCTTTCCACGCTGATTATGAGACGTTTAAAATTGCTCTATTTGACCCTGCTGTAAAAAAGTATGCATTCAATGCTAATTTCGAAAGAACTTGTCTTGCTAAACATTTTAATAAACAGATGCCACCTGAAGAATGGATTTGCACAATGGTTAATTCAATGCGTATTGGCTTACCTGCTTCGCTTGATAAAGTTGGAGAAGTTTTAAGACTACAAAGCCAAAAAGATAAAGCAGGTAAAAATTTAATTCGTTATTTCTCTATACCTTGTAAACCAACAAAAGTTAATGGAGGAAGAACAAGAAACCTACCTGAACATGATCTTGAAAAATGGCAACAATTTATAGATTACTGTATTCGAGATGTAGAAGTAGAAATGGCGATTGCTAATAAAATTAAAGACTTTCCAGTAACTGCAATTGAACAAACATATTGGGTTTTTGACCAACATATAAACGACAGAGGTATTAAGCTTTCTAAATCATTGATGTTAGGAGCTAATGTGCTCGATAAGCAGAGTAAAGAAGAATTGCTTAAACAAGCTAAACATATAACAGGTTTAGAAAATCCTAATAGTCCTACACAGTTATTGGCTTGGTTAAAAGATGAACAAGGATTAGATATACCTAATTTACAAAAGAAAACGGTTCAGGAGTACTTAAAAGAAGCAACAGGAAAAGCTAAAAAAATGCTAGAAATTAGATTGCAAATGTCTAAAACCAGTGTGAAAAAATACAACAAAATGCATGACATGATGTGCAGTGATGAACGGGTAAGAGGTCTGTTTCAATTTTACGGTGCCGGTACTGGAAGATGGGCAGGTAGAGGTGTACAACTTCAGAATTTAACAAAGCATTATATTTCAGATACTGAATTAGAAATAGCAAGAGATCTTATTAAAGAACAACGTTTTGATGATTTAGATTTATTACTCAATGTTCATCCTCAAGACTTATTAAGTCAATTAGTTAGGACGACATTTACTGCTGAAGAAGGTAATGAACTAGCAGTAAGTGATTTTTCTGCAATAGAGGCAAGAGTCATAGCATGGTATGCAAAAGAACAATGGCGTTTAGATGTATTCAACACACACGGAAAGATATATGAAGCATCGGCTTCTCAAATGTTTAATGTACCGGTAGAAAGCATAACTAAAGGCGACCCTCTCAGACAAAAAGGAAAAGTGTCCGAATTAGCTTTAGGCTATCAAGGTGGCGCTGGAGCTTTAAAAGCAATGGGTGCATTGGAAATGGGCATTGAAGAAAACGAGTTACAAGGTTTAGTTGATAGTTGGCGTAACGCAAATCCTAACATAGTTAATTTTTGGAAGGCTTGCCAAGAGGCTGCAATTAATACTGTAAAATCCCGAAAGACGCATCATACACATGGACTTAGATTTTATATGAAAAAAGGTTTTCTAATGATTGAACTGCCTAGTGGAAGAGCTTTAGCTTATCCAAAAGCTTTAGTTGGTGAAAATAGTTGGGGTAGTCAAGTTGTTGAATTTATGGGGTTAGATCTTAACCGTAAATGGTCAAAGTTAAAAACGTATGGTGGGAAGTTAGTCGAGAATATTGTTCAAGCAACTGCAAGGGATTTACTTGCGATTTCTATAGCAAGGCTTGAAGCATTAGGTTTTAAAATAGTTGGCCATGTCCATGATGAAGTAATTGTAGAAATACCTAGAGGTTCAAATGGACTTAAGGAAATCGAAACTATCATGAATAAGCCTGTTGATTGGGCAAAAGGATTGAATTTGAATAGTGACGGGTTTACTTCTCCGTTTTATATGAAGGATTAGGAGTGTGATTGCATGCAACATCAAGCTTATATCAATGCTTCTGTTGACATTAGAATTCCTACAGAAGTCGAAAGTGTTAATTACAATCAGATTGATAAAGAAAAAGAAAATTTGGCGGACTATTTATTTAATAATCCAGGTGAACTATTAAAATATAACGTTATAAATATCAAGGTTTTAGATTTAGAGGTGGAATGATGGCTAGAAGAAAAGTTATAAGAGTGCGTATCAAAGGAAAACTAATGACATTGAGAGAAGTTTCAGAAAAATATCACATATCTCCAGAACTTCTTAGATATAGATACAAACATAAAATGCGCGGCGATGAATTATTGTGTGGAAGAAAAGACTCAAAATCTAAAGATGAAGTTGAATATATGCAGAGTCAAATAAAAGATGAAGAAAAAGGGAGAGAAAAAATCAGAAAAAAAGCGATTTTGAACCGATACCAACGAAATGTGAGAGCGGAATATGAACAGGAAAGAAAGAGAAGATTAAGACCATGGCTTTATGATGGAACGCCACAAAAACATTCACGTGATCCGTACTGGTTCGATGTCACTTATAACCAAATGTTCAAGAAATGGAGTGAAGCATAATGAGCGTAATCAGTAACAGAAAAGTAGATATGAACGAAGCGCAAGACAATGTTAAGCAACCAGCGCACTACACATACGGCGACATTGAAATTATAGATTTTATCGAACAGGTTACGGCACAGTATCCACCTCAACTAGCATTCGCAATAGGTAATGCAATCAAATACTTGTCTAGAGCACCGTTAAAGAATGGTCATGAGGATTTAGCAAAGGCGAAGTTTTACGTCCAAAGAGCTTTTGACTTGTGGGAGGGTTAACGATGGCAACCCAAAGACAAGTTGAATATGTGATGTCATTACAGGAGCAACTGGAATTAGAAGACTGCGAAAAATATACAGACGAACAAGTTAAAGCAATGAGTCATAAAGAAGTTAGCAATGTGATTGAAAACTATAAGGCAAGCATAAGTAATGAAGAGCTATACGACGAATGCATGTCGTTTGGTCTGCCTAATTGTTAAAAGGAGTGATGACCATGACAGATAGCGCGCGTAAAGAATACCTAAATCAATTCTTTGGATCTAAGAGATATCTGTATCAGGATAACGAACGAGTGGCACATATCCATGTAGTAAACGGCACTTATTACTTTCACGGACATATCGTACCAGGTTGGCAAGGTGTGAAAAAGACATTTGATACAGCGGAAGAGCTTGAAACATATATAAAGCAACATGGTTTGGAATACGAGGAGCAGAAGCAACTAACTTTATTTTAGAGGAGATGGAAATGATGAATGCTGAAAAGCATATGCAAATGATGCAAATGTTACAAAATTGTGTGATTGATAAGTATGTATCACACGACGAATACGAAGAGTTAATTGCCATAGATAAGCATGGTAATAAAATGTTTATTAAATTTTATCCGAATACGGAGGATGACACAAATGGATAACCGTGAACAAATAGAACAATCCGTTATAAGTGCTAGTGCGTATAACGGCAATGACACAGAGGGATTGCTAAAAGAGATTGAAGACGTGTATAAGAAAGCGCAAGCGTTTGATGAAATTCGCGAAGCTATTAATGCGCAATGGGTTGAGTATCCAGAAGACTGGGCGTCAGAGGTTTTGAGAGAAGTAAGAGAGCTTGAATATGAGGAGGAACAGGAAAATGAAAATTAATGAATCTTTGAAGAAATTAAAAGAAAAAGGATACAAAGAAAATGAAGATAAAGCTATTTTTAATTTAGCTGATGGTACGCTAGAAATTTACATCGACCATGACGAAAAAACAATAATTACAGAATTCCATGATTTAAAGGTATTCGTGTCAGAAGATTTAAAAGATAAAAGTATGGAGAGCGTTATGTATGAATTGGCTGGAATTGATGAGGAGGACAAGGAAAATGACTAACATCCTACAAGTAAAGCTATTATCAGAAAACGCTAGAATGCCAGAACGAAATCATAAGACGGATGCAGGTTATGACATATTCTCAGCTGAAACTGTCGTACTCGAGCCACAAGAAAAGGCAGTGATTAAAACAGATGTAGCTGTGAGCATACCAGAGGGCTATGTCGGACTATTAACTAGCCGTAGTGGTGTAAGTAGTAAAACGCATTTAGTGATTGAAACAGGCAAGATAGACGCGGGATATCATGGCAATTTAGGGATTAATATCAAGAATGATGCACAAGTATATTTAACAACTAACGAACAGTGTTTTGATATACAAGGAGAAATGGAAAATTCTTTTGTAAATAATGCTAAGAAAAAACCTTTTACTATAAATGATTATTACGAAATATATAAAGGCGACAAACTAGCTCAATTGGTTATCGTGCCTATATGGACACCTGAACTAAAGCAAGTGGAGGAATTTGAGAGTGTTTCAGAACGTGGAGCAAAAGGCTTCGGAAGTAGCGGAGTGTAAAGACATATTAGATCGAGTCAAGGAGGTTTTGGGGAAGTGAGAGAACGCACTAAAGTTATATATCGTGGTTGGAATAAGGAGATATTTATTTTACAGAGTAAAAATATGAATGTTATTGGTTTGCGCCAAATATTTGATGAACTCAAAAGATTGTACGAAGGTTATAAAATCGTTGTTATTCCAATAGAAGTTGATTTTGAAATCAAATAAATAGGAGTGATGAGAAGTGACACAATACTTAGTCACAACATTCAAAGATTCAACAGGACGCAAGCATACGCACATAACTCGAGCTAAGAGCAATCAAAAGTTTACAGTTGTTGAGGCAGAGAGTAAAGAAGAAGCAAAAGAGAAGTACGAGGCACAAGTTAAGATAAGGAGAGATGGAGATGCCAAAGAAAACGGTAACGATTGATGTAGATGAAAACTTATTAGTAGTAGCTAGTAATGAAATATCAGAACTATTATATGAATATGACAGTGAGTTAATGTCAGCTGATGAAGATGGCGATAATAGAGATATCGAAGAAAAAAGAGACGCATTAAAACAAGCTATACAAATTATCGATAAATTAACATGGGGTGTTTAGTGGTGGTTAAAGAAATTTTGAGACTATTATTCTTACTAGCGATGTATGAGTTAGGTAAGTATGTAACTGAGCAAGTATATATTATGATGACGGCTAATGATGAT